CGTCTTCGATTTCGAAGAACTCATCAATCACCTCTAAGGTTTTCGATGAGGCGCAAGCGAGTTTCATCTTCTTACAGCAGCATAAAAGCTGCCTAAGGAAGAGAACCGCGTCAACGTCGTCCGGCCCCGACCTAAGCGTACCACGTTCGTCAAATATCTTTGCGAAAAGATCCCTGAATAATTCAGGTCCTTTCGTGCTGCTCCAAGGAAACCCTTGCGGGGCCTTGAAGTGGCTAAGATCTCCGGCGTCCAAGGCCCTACAAAGGGCTTTGTCCACCTGAGGAAGGGTAATGGTAAAGAAACCAAGACCCCTCGTTTGACTCGCTCTAAGGAGGTAGGAAAAGTCCTTTTCCAGAGAGCTCCGTAGCATTGGCCATCGGTGGATAGCATCAGAAATGATGCCTCCGTAGACGGTGACTGCTAAGTCTAAGTAGCTTTTCATTCCAGCAACCTTTCTAGTTGGATTGGAGATCTACCGTTCGCGCTTACCCATCATCACTCACAAGAAGCTTGTGATCTAGATCGCTCGAGGCGAGACTAAGGCCTTGAGCACCCGGATGACGACCCGAATGAGTGTCTTGAAGAACGACATCAATTCTCGCCGATAGCAATATCGTCGATGATGGTGCCGGAAGCAAGCCACACATTAACTGCCAGACCCAGATCGGCAACAGCCGCGGGGTCATTGTACTCTCCATTACGGAGGGTGGCAGTGTAAGTGAACTTCCGAAGAAGTTCAGTTACAGTGGGGAACACAGTGTGTTCAACGAACACATTGTGACGCTTCATAATCATACCCGTCTTCGTGTCGACAGAGTCGACCGAATGGCGGATCTTCATGACAATTGATTCTGTAGCACTCGAATACGAGTACTCAGAACCATAGTTGTCCTGATTGACGCGACGAAGAACTTTCGCCACGGCATTGATGGTGAGAGTGATGGTATTTGCGAACATTTTGCAGTCATCCTTGGAGTCTTCAGCGCTTACCAGTAATGGCGAGCACCGATAGACTGCCAAGTACCGATAGTCTGAACGGGTCCATAAAAGGAACCCGTAGAGTAGCATCGATAGTTGGGTTATAGACGAACCTTTCCATGTAGCGAGTATGTATATGGCCAGGCGTGATAAAGCGCTTGGTCGTATACTTCTTCTCCATGTAAAATGCGTCACCTGACGTTTCTCTCATGATACAAACCTGTGAGGGTTTGTACAGGACGATATTTCGAGTGGCCAAGAACACATTAGATGCGTTCGTGAACCAGTCGATCGCCCACGACCATGGGAGAGCTTTCCATACTGTGATGGGGATCATACTGGCATTAGTGCCAGTAACAGATCTGAATGCGTCTATCCAAGACGGATTCTTCCTCCACAGCCATGGGAAGCGTGGTTTCCATCTAACAGTACCCCACATCTTCCGACGTTTGTTGGAAATGTAGTCCTGTTCGATATAACGGCCATAAACTGTAGACATGGTTTCTGAGCCATGTGTAGTTAATGAGCCTTCCCACAGCTTCAGTTTACATCATAAACCCTTGCGCTCCTTTAGCTTCTCTAACTCTCTCTGACGCCTATCGATGGCTTCAGCGAGACCAATCATCTTTCCGATGTCTTGGATTAGAGGAGCCCACCCAAACTGGTACGAGATTATAGCTTCCGCTATTTCTCTCGAAGCACCACGTAGGGTTGGGTCTGGTGCGACCAAGCCGACTCCTTTTCCAAGGAGGTTACCGGCATGCCGCAACATTCTAGGGATGTCCCCCATTTCATAAATGAAAAGGGGGAGGTTTACAGTTGGGTTCTCGGGACCACCTTGAGACAGTACGGTCGTTACGAACGTACTGGGAGATGGTGATCCAGAAAGGGAGTTTGCGTGAGGAGGTAATGGTAGAGGGAAATCCCAAATGAGATTTCCTCCACTATCATACTCCTGATACAGACTCCCCCGCCGCTTTATCTGCCTCGCATAGAGGGTGTGAGACCCTCCAAAGTCACCAATGACATCGTCCATCTCCTTCTCGATGTTGAATCGAGACCGAGAATAAACGTTGCCACCAAAGGTGACATAACCCTTTTCCATTTCCTGGTCTAGGGTGCGATGGCGATAAGTGACGACCAACTAGGTACTACCTTTTGCTACAGGGTCTCACAATGAGATAGGACGAGGAAATCCTACGAGGTCTGCCTTGTGGCAG